CCTGCCAATTCGTCCGGTGAGCGGTGCCGTTCCTAATCGGGTTGTACTGACCAAAAACCGCTTTGCTATTGGGGTTGTTGACCATGCAAAAACCGCGCCCTTCAATCGTTCCATCGACAGGAGCAATAAAAGTCTCCTGCTGTGTGTCTGGATCACCCGACCATGGCTGACCTTGACTACCGGCGATGCGGTTTGCCATTTGAATCCGGTTCTCCCCGGATTGCGATTTCCAATACAAGGCGAAGTCAGCAGCACCAACAGCAGAAAGCGACTGAGTCCCTAACCAGATGCCCTTGAGGTTTGGCGCAGCAAGGATGTGCTCCCCCAAGGTGTAAAGCATTTTTACTCTCTGGTAAGTGCCATATGAATAAGCACGGGACCAGACGAGGCTCCCAGCCAGGACTAGGCCGCCACTTATGGCTCCATCTCCTGCCTCGCCCATCTTTCCAAATGGGATCTGAACAGGGGTCCCGTAATCAATCAGCGCGGCGTAACCGTCAAAGCTGCTCGTCTGGTTGAACCGTGATGGCCCGACCTGATTGGGGAGCTGCTCCTGCCTGACCTTTTTGCGTTCCTTTCTCTGTTCAGGCTCCTGCGGCTTGGGTGCAAGCAATGCACCAACTGCTGACAACGCCAAGCCGATGATGATTGCCACTACTGGCGAAATTGGACCATTCACAACGTCCGGAATATGGTCATACTCCGCCGGACGTGTACGCGCACGCAGCTGATTAAATCTCAGTAGTTTTTTATATTCTTCCTCGGTCGTGCCGAGAAAATCTATTAGATCCTTTTCATACGGTAAGAGCGGAGGATTGACAGGGCTGAGGCTGGCTTCCAATCGACCGTCATTGTTTGGCGGTTGATGTAGAGGATTCCGCTCAACCATGAAACCCCGAATGCAGTCGGATCGCCCGACAGCAGAACAATGTCCCCATCATAATCCGGCCTTTTTATGCGGTCGGTGTATGCCATCAACTCACGGCAGATTGCCCATGGGCTCATTGCATACCAGTCACGTTTGAGGCCTGGGTTATTGATACCCATTGAGTCAAGGGCCTGAATCACTAAAGAGATACAATCAACGCTCTCCCCGTTAGTGCCGTATGCGTACCGTTTGCCTATCAGGTGGCTACACATTGATGTTGGCAGAGACGGGAATCATTCCTACAAGTTGATGAGTCATTCTGCGACCTGGGATTGTCCCGCGCACTGCATCCATTACTGAATTTAGTGAGAGCTCAATGGTTGATTCCTGCCACCCTCCAGCAGCCACCACACCGGCGTAGCTGTACAGCACCCGCTCAATGCTGCTGTCATCCTTGAGCAGGACAACCGTGACCGTTCCGACCCAGTTGTTCACGATCGCAGTTTCTGCCCAAGTGCGGGTCACCTTGGTGGCCTGGAACTGCAGACCTGCGTCCAGGTTGTCCCCTTGAATGTTCGAGATCGCTCCGGAGAAAGCAAACGGCGCAAAGGTATACGTCGCACCCCCGTAAACCACGCTTTTCCTAACGGTGTAATTCTGAAAGTTGTATTGCGTGGCTCCGTTGTCCTGGAGAGTCAGCAGGCAGCCAATGTTCAGCTCCATCAGACCCCAACCTTGCGACGTGAGCTAGGGCTCATCTGCAGACGGCGCAGCGCTCGAGCTTCGCCCGCCTTGCCAGCCTGGGAAATGATTGTGTTCATCTGATCGGCACGGATGTAATCATTCCCGCCCATCTGAGTCACGCCACCGTTGATCGTGATCTGTGCAGGCAGCTCAGCACCCATCCCGCCACCACCAGCGGCCATCTCTTCACCACCAGCAGAGTTGCCAGCATTCCAGCGAGACATGCCAGACGACATCTTGCTGTTGTCGATCACTGTTTCCTGAGGGTGCAGTAGAGCGGGGAACCCGCCCTGACCGTCAACACCGCCAGCCCTCGGTGCGTCTCCGGTGTAGCCACCTCCGGAGAACGAGGGCATGATCGCGTTGAGTCCAAATTTTAGGAACATCCGCCCGACGTCTTTCAGCAGACCGCTTGCGATTTCCTGGAGTTTTTTGCCTAGGTCTTCTGTTCCTTGGATCGCAGATTCAATGCCAGTGATGATCGAATCCTCGATGGCACTGCCCACGGCTTGAACTGCTGAATTTTTGAGCTGCTTCCAGCTTTGCTCAAGTTCTTCAACTTTCTGCGCTTGCTTCTCTAGCTCGGCGTTGCCACGAATCAAGCTTTCGACGCGTCCGGCCTCTGCCGTTGACAGTCCTTCGGTGGCATCTCTGATCTGCTGCTTCAGCTCGACTTCCTCAGAATTGCCGTTGATCCTTGCGGTGAGCAGCTCTTGCTGATCTCGAAGCGAACCATAAATCTGATCTTCTCGTTTCTCGATGTCTTCGGCTAAGTCGAGGCCAAGGCTTTTGAGCTTGATGCCTTGGGCGGCCTCAATGTTCATCCGCTCTTCATCAGATTTCGCTTTGCTGAGCAGCTTCTCGGTCTCTTGGTCAATCTTTAGCTTGTCTAGGTCGTATTGATAGCCAATCTCATCGAGCCCGTTGCTGGCCTCTTTTACTTTCAGCTCGGCCTCAAGTAACGCCAACCGTTCAGCAGACGTGTTGAGCTGCTTGCGCATTGCTTCCGCTTCTTTCTGCGCTTCGGCTGCCAGGTCACGGCCACCACCGCCACCACCGCCACCACCACCACTGGGAGTGGCCGTTGTTGGTGGCGCTGTTGATGACTGAGGTTTGTTCTTCCCTGGGGGTTGCAAACCAGACTGCGCTCCGCCGCCGTTATTCCACGCGTTTTGGATCTCGCCACCAACCTGACCGATCGCATTTGTCACTGCTCCAGTCACCGCACCCGCAACGCTTGCAGCTGCACTCAACGCCCCCTTGAGCCATGGCGGCAAAGCGTTCCAGAAATTCATGACGATCTGCCAGGCCGTGTCGAAAGCCGTTTGAAACGCCGAGGTGATCGCGCCAACAACGCTCTGGACACCAGAGGCGATGCTGTTCCAGACGCCCATGACAGTGCTGCCGAAAGTAGTTGACTCATCAGTCGCAACGCCGATGAAGCTGCTCCAAAGCCCGCCAATCGTGTCAGTCACCGCTGTCACGACACCAACGATGGACTCAAATTTTTCGGTGACAACGCCAATCATCCCGCCAATGATTCCCCCAATGAAATCGACGAGATTTGTCCAAAGCTCTTGGATGGTTTGAATCGGACCGCTAAACGCCACCAGCAGCTCATCACCAAAGCCGCTCAGCAGATTTTTGATCGTTCCAAAAGTGTCAGCAAAAATCTTTTTGATTGGTTCGATCGCATCGGCCAGGCCCTTGATCCGATCAACCAGAGCCATGAAGCTGCTGCCAATTTCTGCAGCTATTTCTGAGATGCCAAAAAGCTCATCAGCTCTCTGCGCGATGGCCTGGAACAGTTGAAAAACAAGCTTGCCAGGCAGCAAGATCAGCTCGAACGCTTTGGCAATTTCCTGAATCGCTATGGCAACGCCTTTCAGCGTGACCTTGATCAAAGTCCCCAGCTCTGACTGATCAGCAAACAGATTTTGCAGCGCAGTGGTCACCTCTTTCCATGCGCCTTGAATGGTGTCTGCCGCAATTTCCGCTGCTTTCGCTGCCGTACCGTTTGCGCTCTCTTGGTTCTTGATCAGCTCTTCATATCTTTCAAGGTCATTGAGGATCGGAAGCAACGCTGGCGCTGACTCCGTGCCCAGTGCCTTGAAGATCGTGCCAGTGTCCAGCCCTTCGAGCTTCTTGAGCGTTCCGAATAAGCCCTCGGATTCGATGGTGGCGGCGTTGATTGTGATCCCGTACTGCTCGAGCTCTTTGCTGGCCTGACCACTGGCCAACCGGGCAATTGCGCCTTTCAGGCCGGTGAACGCCACCTCCGCCTGAACACCTGATGCAGTTGCTTGAGCAATGACTGCATTGACCTCAGACAGCGGGATTTTCAGCGCCGCTGCTGCGGCAGCGACTTTACCGATGTTGCTGGCGTACTCAGAAACGACAATCTTGCCGTCATTTTGCGTCTGAATAAATTGGTCGACTAGCTGACTTGCTGCGCTGGCCTCCAGGCCATACGCGTTCAGAACAGAGGTCGTGGCATTGGCCACCGTATTCAGCTCAGCAAAACCACCCGTTGCGCCAAGACTTGCCGCCTTCAAAACTTGAGAGGCTTCTGCCGCAGAGTTGAATCCAGCTGATGCCACGTCATACGCAGCGCCGGTCAATTCAACAACACTGCGCTGACCGTTCAACTCTTCGCTTACACCCTTCAGCCTGTCGACCAGTTCGTCAGCGTTGCCGCCCAGTGATTTGAACTTGGCCTCTGCAAAATTCTGAGTGCTGAGTGTTTCAAAGGCTGCAGTCAGACTCCCAATGGCTGCAAGAGCCAAACCAATCGGGCCTAGGGCTGCTTTAATCCCAGCCCCTAATGCCTTCATTCCCCCAGCTGCAACCTTCCCCGCTGGGCCAATCTTTCTGATGTTGTTGGCTGCTTTCGGTGCAGTCTTTTGCAGCCGTGTGACTTCTTTCTCAAGCGCCTTCATTCGCGCTTCAAGCTTCTGCAGGTCGCTTAGCCCTTTGACCTTTACAGGAATGTCAATAGGGGCTGAAGACAAAGCAAAAACCGCCGATGACTCAGTCTATCGACGGCGCTGCGCTTTCTTCATCTGCTCTTCGCGCTCATCATTCATCAGCCCGAAGTAGGTCACCCACACCCACAATTCCGCGTAGGTCATCTCACGCCTGAGCTGGCCAAGGGTCATGTGAAGCTCCTTGGCTACATGCAGCTCAGCTAAAAGATCATTTTTTCCCTTTAGCTGCTTCTTGAGGACTTTTCATATCGAGAGCCTCTTCCTCCTCATCCTCTTCTGGGTTCAGAGCTGACATCAATGCCGTCGCTGTCTTCATTGACAGCTGACGCATCAACACCGGGATGGCGTCAGATTCATATTGACGTTGGCCACCTTCATCCAGCGCCTTCGAAACAAACAGCCTGACAGTGTATTCCAGGAAATCATCTGGATTTTTGCTCGACTTCTTGGCTAGCTGAAAATCGGCAATCGTTGTCGGCTTTGACCAGAAAGTGAGGTCTTGCCCGTGGATGAACAACTCACGTTTTGAAAGCTTGTTTTCAACTGCTGCAATCTCCAGCAGCTTGTCAAGTTGTGGGGTGGAGGCCATTAGTGACTGATACCGCTACGGATGCAGATTAGCTCAGGCAACGAGGAAAGTAAGTAGCGGCCCACTTCCCTCGATACACCCTGCCGCCTGGGGGAGCGACAACCCAGGGTAAAACAAAAAAAAGCCCCGCACCATCTAGCGCAGGGCTTATCTGTTGCTGCCGTTGATCAGCAGTCGGTATCAATCCACCGGGTGATGTTGTACATCTCAAACCCGACCTCTGCAGTTGCAGGATCGTCAGGGTTCACGCCACCGCCGAAGCTAATGAAGGAGATCTCACCAGCAACAAAACGGCTGGCCGAATCATCAGGTGCGGGAGGTGTCGCGCCATCAGAAACAGCATCCCAGTACAACTTGGCGGTTGAGCCTTCCTGAGAATTCAGGTGAACAGAACGCATGATGCGCGTGCTGATCGCGTTTGAATTGTCTGTGATGTACAGAGTCATTGTCCCTGTGCATTCATACAGACCAGGCGTTTTGCGCTTGCCCTGTGCCCATTTGCGGGAACCGGCGGTAGCCGAAACCGTACACGGGAGCACACTTGTATCAAGTTGATCCCTTTGATAGTCGATCGACCACTCACGCACCTCACAGCAGGCAACTGCAGGTGAAAAGAACATCTCGACGTGGCCGCCGTTGTCAACGCCGTCGCCGGCAATGGTTACAGCAGAGCCATCAGAGTCTTTGACAATGGTGACCTTGACGCCAGTGACGTCAGTAATCCGATAGACGGAGGTCGTGTCAAGACCGCTGTCTAGCGTTGCACCGCCAGTTTCAGAAAATTTGACTTTGTCGCCAACGTAAAAGTCATTGGATGCTTCCACCGTGATGTCATTATCACCAGTGGCGAAATCAGTCGCGAGCAAACACGCTTTTGTCCCAGCGGGCGTCAGGTAAACAGCGCCACTGGAGCCCGTCAAGGCTACTGATGAGCAAGAAACCGGAATGAGTCCAACTGCTTAGAAAGCAGACGAAAGAACAAACGGGGGCGTTTGTCTTCGGGGGCAAAGACACTCAAATTCTAATCAGCCAACGTATGCGTCAAAACTGCAGCTCAAGGTTGTGACCAGATAGGGCTCAGGCCCAGCTCCAACCGATCGCGGGCCATTGATCCTTCCGCACTTGACCTTGGTGGTGGCGTTCTGGTCATACATGGTGTTCATGGCCACCATGCCCTGGGCGGCGAGCTCTTCTGCGGCCTTCATTCCCTTCCCTCGAGGCGCCACAACCGACAGCTGCAAGTTGCCCAGCAACCGCTCAACGGCTCCCCCGCCAGGACATATCACCGGTTCGTTGGTGCTCTCGTAACTGATCAGGCAAACAACGTGCGTTTCAGCTGGAGGGGTTTCCTGCACGTTGTCCCAGACAATCGGCACCGGGTCATAGGCGGCTGCGATCTTGGTCTCGATCACCTGGCGAACAGAAGCGAAACTCATTTGACCTTCCTCAAAAAGAAGTCGAAAGAACGCTGAACGTCTTTTGCCAAGTTGTTCTCAATCGCAGTGAACCAATCACCGCCGCCGCGCCTGCCCTGATACGGGTCAAACGCTGCCCGGTAGGCATAGGGCAATGAGTTGCTGATCCACCAGCCGGAATCCATCTTGATTTCGCCGCTGTACTTGGTGATCACAACCGGCCCAGCACTTTTGCGCTTTGGCGGCTCAGTGCGATCAGCTACACCCTTGCCAATAAACCAGCCCGAAGCCAGCCGGCCAAACTTGACCGGACTTGCCGCACTCAGTTTTGACTGCGTGTTAATCAGGAACCGCGCAAGGCCTTTGTCCAGCGCTTCATCAATCTGCTTGACAACCTCAACGCCTCTGAATTTCGCCATCACTGATGCCTCGCTACAAGTTTGCTGGCGATCAAGCCTGCGGATTGATAGGTGGGCGCCACTGCCACCACCTTCCAGATGCTGCCGTCATAACTGACCGTGTCACGCGTAGTTGGTAGGAACGGCAGCACTGAATCGTCATGGCTCACCCAGACGTTGAGCTCTCTGGTTTCAGCTGCTCCGCCCTCTTCCGTGCGCTCGGTAAACAGGACGCCAGCCTTGATCGGGAACTCTGTGATCGTTTCCACCACGTCACCCACTGCAGGGTCATAAGTCGGCACACTGTGCCGGCGATAGACAATGTCAGTCGGGAAAACCTGAGTGGTCAGCTCCAGGCCGATTGGCAGAAAGGTGCTGGTGATATTCATCAGGACCTCACGCGCAGGAGGACCTTGCTGCTGCTTGTGCTGATGTCAGCCCAACAGGAGAGGACTCCCTTTAACCACGGCAGTTTTGCGATCACCTCAGGCGTGCTGCAGTCAACGCAGCTGTCGCCGCCGGTGTCACCCGATGGATATGCGCTGAACTCCTGGACCAGATCGCCTAGCTGCTGCTTGCTGACGAAAGTGCCTGATTGCGTTGTGCCGCCGCCACCAGGAGCGCCCGTGATCATTTCAGGGTTTAGCGCCAAGTTGTAGGCAATCAAAACCTGCGCTTCCTTGATCTCCCTTGGGATAAAAGTGCAGGTTGCAGCCACGCCATCACAGGAGACGCCTGAGCGGGGCCACATCAACGCCTGAGGGCTCTTGGAATCAGTGGTGGATGGATCGCAGCGGGACCCTCCAAAATCAACCGTATCCAGCCAACGGCAAGCATTAACCAGCGCGATGGTGCGCTCGCTTTCGGTCTTGGCTAACCAAGCCGCTTCCCAGGATTGAAACGCTGCATACTCATCAGCCTCCGTACCCGAAACGTAAGAGTTGCTTTTTGCACCCCCAACGACGCCGATGATGTCGGTGTAATCGGCCATCAACAAATCTCAGTGTGGACAACAGTCCATCCCAGTCTAGAAAGCTCCACCTGCTTGTTTTTTGCCTGATTTCGGGGCACTTCAACTAGCCAGAAGACGCCACTTTGATAAGCGTGAAGCCGAGCTAATCCAATCACTTCCGGGGCTCCAGAGTGTGGTCACTCCATTCTGACTACAGACAAAAAAGGGAGCCTTTCGGCCCCCGTTACCCCTATTGCAGTCCGCTCTGATCGTAACAATCAGGCGTTAACGCCGCCATAAGGAGTGGCGCAGTCAATTGACACCAGAGGAATCAACCTGGAATCAGAGAATGCAAGCTCCCAGTTCCCGGCAGTTGCTAGCGCAGTGTTGCTCAAACCGGTGTTGGTTGAACCCTTCCAGCTAGTGCCCAACACGTGGTGAATCGTGTTGTACTTGACCGCCATCTGCTGCGTCCATGTATCGATGGATTCAGCGGTTTTGATGGTGATCGGGAACTGGCTGCCGGTGCGAATCACACCGTTGCTTGCCAGGTAGCAGGTATAGATCGGGGTCTTGCCTGCTGTTGTGCTCTTAGGGCACTGATCATCGATCACGCAGCGAAGGCCCGCGAAATAAGCTACGTCTGTTGACGTTTGCCCAATACCGTTAGATGCGTAGTTGACAGTGCCGCCGCTGTTCAAGAACGTCAGCATTCCGATGGCTTGCAGGTGGTAAGCCACTGCAGAGTGCATCACAATCACTGACAGCTCACCGCCACGCTCACCAAGCTTGCTCTTGGCTTGGGTGACCGCGCCTGCGTTCAGGTAGTTGGCATCGCTGTATCCGGTGTAGTCATCAGCTTCAGTCGCAATGCTGAGCACATGATCTGCCAGAGCAGCACCGAAAAGACCGCTCAGGTGTGAAATAACCTTGCCAGTCAGCTTGCGGTTCATATCACGCGCCAGCTGGCTGCGGATATTTGCTAAAGCATCCTCACCGGTCTCCACCACTGAGAGGTCATCCATACTGAAACCGGCGGTGCGGTTTGTATGAACGCCAAACTGAGTTCCGGCAGTCTGTTTCTGCCAAGTTAGAACACCAATTCCTTGGTCTCCCCACGAACTCGAGCTGTCAAGTACCTCTTCGTCGTAATTTAGCGGAGCAAAAAATGGCAGCTCGGCAATAACGCCAGTGATGTTATTGAGGCGGCTATCTGTCTGAATTAGACCAGATTGCACCATTGCAGAAGATTCAAAAATCTCTTCTTGCAAATACTTTGAAAACACCCCACTGGTTGCTAAACGAGTCAGCGAACCAATGTCACTGGTAAAGGTGTTCGAGTTTGGAGCAGTTCCAGGGTTTGCACCCAATGCGTAAGCCATCAGTCAATAGAAAAGGGTTTGCTTAACCCTGGGCTTTCAGCTGTGCTGCAGCCTCAGGACCGTTTTCCACTTCATATGCAAGACGCTCGGAAAAACTCATGGAAGACCATGACCCTTTCCCGCCAGCTGTATTAGAAGCAGAGCCAACCGAACTCATCCCTTTGGCGCCGGATCCAGCAAAAAACAGTTCATAGCCTGAGCCGGGATTTCTGAGATTGTTGAGGTGGGTGTTGAGTGGAACCTGAACGCCCCCGGACAGGGCCACGATTGCACCGTTCTCATCAAGTCTCAGCTGGTCGCCGATACATTCCATCAAACGTTCAGGCGCACCGACTCCGTTCTGAATGAACAGATTCTGCGCGGTCTGGCGGATCTCCTTCTGTTGGTGCTGCACCTGTAACTCTTGAATCCGCTGATCCTTTTCGGCCAGCTGTTCTTCAAGAGATTTGTTGGTGTCGTTGGCCTTATTCCAAAGGACTTCAAACTCTTGGTTTTTCACCAAGCTGTCCTGTTCCTTTTTCTGTTGGCCTGACTGCAGCTCCTTCAGTTGGCGCTCCATGTCCTGGACTTGTTTTTTGTATGCCAGATTTTTCGCTGTTGCATTGTCCCGATCAGCCTTAACGAGCTCAATCTTGTTTCTGAGCACGCCTGGATCATCGGAATCAACAGCACGGACAGGAGGCACGGCCTCACCATCGGCAGACACTGCAGGCACGGCCTGGCTTAAGTCTTCAGACATTGGGTGAATTGAAGTTGGGTAACCCACGGGGTTGAATGAATATTAACGCCTGCGCATGCGGATGTAATTAATACTTTTCAGGCTGGGCTAAGGTTGAGCCATGAAAGGCAAGACCAACAGAGAAGATCGCTGGTCAACACCACCCCAAGCTCAGGGTGATGTGAAAGCACCCAAAGGGGAAACCATGGAAGAGGCCGCCAAGCGGCTTGGGTTTAAGTACAAGAAAAACGGCTAATCAATGACTTCGCGCAGCTTCAGCACCCAATCGGTGTGATCTTCGCGGTCAAAGTCGCCAGCCTTGCCAGAGCCTTTGACAAAGGTCTCCTGAACTTCGACGACTTCATACTTGACGCCTGACGGCACCAAGATTTCAAACTCATCATCAAAGCCTGAAATGGCGTTGATCGGTGCGCCCTTGGTGTTGCCTTCTACCAAGATCGTGATGCGTTCACTTCTTGGGTTGTTGTTGCCACGGGCGAAACGGTCAGAAATGCGCTTGTCAGACGTCCAGCTCTCGATCGCTTTGTTTGGATCGCCCTTGCTGTAACGCTCAATCAGATCTTTCACGTCTTGACGCTTGTCTACTGCAACACCACGGCGCAACGTGCCGTCGTACTTGGGAGCGCGTTCAACAAAGTCCTCAAGACGATCAGCCATCTTTCCGAAGCTTCTGGCCTCGCCTGATTCCAAGCGTCTTGTCTGCAGCCTCTCATATTGATTCAGCTGGACGCCTTTTTTGCCTGCACGATCAAACTGCGCTGCCCGTACCCCTTCAAAGTCATTGCCAGACCATTCGACAACGTCTGACTTGACCTTTCGGTAAGCAGCTTTGTTTTTGTAGCCCAGCTTTTCCCAGTTCTTGTCGTAATCGTAATTGTCCTCTTTGGTCCTGAACTTTGGCTTGGCCGCCTGCGTAGGCGTAGCGGCTTTAGCCACAGGTTTGGGCTTTGGTGCTGCCTTGAACTTGGCTTTTGGCTTGGCCTTCGATTTTGGTTTGTTCAGCGTCACCGACTTCTTGCTGAGCTTTTGAATCGGGATCCATTTCTGCGCCCCTGGCTTGCCCGTCAACATCGCCTGAAGGATCTGCTGCGGGTCACGATTCAACCGGTCATATTCCTTGGTGAACCACGCTGCACGACTCGGCCCCATCGCCTCATTCAGACTGGTCTGGCTGTTCTTCGCCCAATAGGCCAGCGTGTCGGAATAGTTAGGCGGAGGCGTGTCTGAGGTCACGGTGACCGCCTTGCGGTAAAACTTTTTTCCGTTGATCACGACCGGCGTCTTGTATGCGCCCTCTCCTTTGTATGGCCCCTTTTCGACAGGCCTAATCACCTGTGCTGTGATCTGTTTATCGCTCCAGAACTCATCCTCAGGGTCGATGGGGAGAGCCTGGCAGCGACAGTTCGGATGCAGTGGCCATTGCGGCACCTCCTGCTTGTCTTTCCACCGCTGCCCATCCATCGGAGCGCACGTTTCGCAGGTACGACTGTCGAGGGCAGTTGTCCACTGCCATTCCATCCCCTCCATTGCGTCGGCATTGGCGTCATAGACCTCGTCTTTCACCTGGCGGGCCATGTCCTGCGTTGCCGTTCTGGCCATCGCCATGGACTGACTGCGGATCGTCTTGACTGCCTCTGCATTGAGGTTCACGCCAGGAATGCCAGCTCTCTGCACGTCTTGCGCCATCAGATTGGCGATCTCCTGCGTGGGCATCCCTTGGATCATTCCCGCACGCACGCGGGTGTCCACCGTCTTGAACAGCGCCTTGTCAAAAGGTGTCCCGCTGCCCTTTCCGTCAAGGTTGAACAGCCGTTTGACGGTGACATTGTTCACCCTGCTATTTAGTGCCAGCTCAACGCTTTTCTGCACACCACCACCAGGCGGATTCAGGTTGATTGTCTCCGGCCCAAAATCAGCACCCGCGAGCTGCGCCTGGCGCAATGCTGCACGCTCCATCCCTGGTTCAGCATCGACAAGAGCGTTCTCGATTGCATTGCCCAGCTGATTGCTATAAACCTCCAGCTCTTGCCTTACAAACGGCTCAAGCTGTTTCCATGCCTGATTGCGCAGCATGCTCCCTTCTGGCAACAGCTCAACTAAACGCTTGACGTTGGCCATTGCCTGGGCCAACACCTGATCGCTTTGAAGCACAGCCTTGTCAGCTGTATTTTGCAACGCAAAAGTTTGACGGATCAGTGCCTTCAGCTGCTGCTCACCGCCCACTTAAAATAGAAACAGCACTGCACCATTTTATCGATGGCTTTTCTGGGCACCTATCTAATCAGTCAGCGATTAATGGAGTTCAAGGCGGACGGAAGCGTTATTTATGCTCCTTCCTCTTCCGATCCTGGAACGCCTCCTGAGACCCCGAAGCCGGACCCGACCCCGGAACCTGACCCCCCGGCTGAGCCGGACCCTGCGGCTGGGATCCAGCCGGCCCCTGAGATGGAGCCTGCGAAAAAGAAGAGGGGCTGGGGCCGGAAGAAAGCTTCTGATTAACGCCACTAGCTAGCGCACCACCTCCCAGCAGGCTTAGAGTCACGGCCATGGCCTGCTGAAAGATCTCCTGGCTGCGCTGGCCTAAACGTGGGCAACGCTCATTCACCAGTGGCACTGGGTTGTTAGGTAGTGGTTGAGAGCACTTGACGAACGCAAACGCCAAGAACCCGCACTCAACCAAAAAGATCAAGATCAAAGTCCTGAACAGGAATGGCTGTGGCCTAAATGGCAGGGGTGGTGGCTTCACTTAAAACAGTCCTGAAATGGTTATGTAATAAGGCCCCGCGCCATTAACGAAGTCGCCTCCATTCAATGCAGTCTTGGAAGAGACGTAGCAAAGAGCATGGTCAGGATGAAAATCAATCCTGCTAATAGTGCCATTTACTTTCATTTTCCATGCGTTATTTGATACTTCCCAAATAGTGAAAGGGACTTTGTCGCTGTACCTTACGTCTTCGCGGAGCGTATTAGTTCCCCAAGCGATACCATCTCTATCTGTAGTGGCAAGCTCTAAGTGCTGATTATTGGTACTGTTATTTGTCCACCATTGAAAATACCCATCCGGTAAATTAACTATGCTGAGAAAAAACTTAAGACCAGGCGGTCTGGATGCGGAGATACCAAAACCACTGCCGCCACTAGGTTTAGCGTCTACATAAGCCTTGGTTGCTGCGTGATGTGATTGGCTGGGCTCTTTTAGGTTGTACAAGCCAAGCTCGCCAGCTTTAATTTGTAGCAGCGTTTTATTGCTACCTGCAGCGGTTTTCTGTCTTACCTTCCAATCAGTGCCATCAGAAAGGTCGTTGGCTCCCGCATTATTTAGTTTTCCTGCCAGACCCTCGTCAACGTAATCTTTGAGAGCATTGTCCTGTGCATCAACGTATTCTTTAGACGCTGACGATGCGTTCTGCGGGTAGATAAAAACCTGCCTTTCAGCCCCTAAAGCAAAATCACAATTACCTGAAATAAATTCGACAGCAACAAGAGTGGGTGCCCCACTTGCGTCGGTAATTTTATAGCGACTTACTTTGCCGTTAGCTGGATCAACGAACTCGATGATGTCATCATCGTTCATTGGTTTGGTGAGTACGTTGTCAGCGTCCTCAGTGCCAAAACTTACAACGACGACATTCGACCAAAACGGATTATTAGTAGACAGTTGACCTGCTCTTGAGACAGGCGTTCCACTGACGTTATCGACAATGTATCTAGCAACTTTGCCCTTAGTAACGCTCAGTTCCTCAATTTGTAGCTGTAGCTTGCTGTCTTCTGAATCGCTATAGGTTCTGGTGGCATAGGCGGATAAGTCAATGTCGCCATCCAGTTCAGCCTCAGCGATCTTCTCTTCTACCCATATCTCCGTCGCGTAATCCTCAAGCGCCGCGTCATCTAGCTTGTACTGTTTGACGCGCCAGCGGTCAGCTTCCCAAACGTAGGTAACGCCGTTTTCGGCAACGAATGGTTTGGACTTGTCGGCTGGAAAGATTGAAGTAGTCATTAGAAGAAACCTGCAACATTGAGAAGATACCGTTTGCCAGCAGTAGGCAATCCAGTACCAAATTTTTGATATGCCTTCCCAAACCTTAGATGATTGCGACTGTTTCGCGTCCTAAACATAAACTCTTCTAGCTGAAACATTCGGATGGCTGACCATTCCCCGCGCCCATTTAACTCATAAATAGTGCAATGCGACCATATTTTGGAGAGCGATGTAGTAGTGGCTCCTGCGTGCCAGATAACACCGTCATCATTTTGGCAATCAATAAATAATTCATCACTGTCCAGTGAAAACTCACCCTGTCTAGGCTCTGAAATCTGGCCGCCATACTTAAACCACATTCCGCTAGGCCCGTTCTGGGCCTGGACAGACTGCTCTACTTGACGGTCAACGTACTTCTTGGTCGTAAAATGATGGTCTGAGCTTGCTATCCATGGCGCTGCCGCTGTCCCGCCATACATGTAAGAGTTATGGACATTAATTCCAAATCGCGCTTGGTTTGATGAATTAAGCAGTTCAATCAAACTTCCAGCACTTGAGCTAGCCTTGATTTGAATTGGCGGGTCGCTAGTCCCGTTTGTTCCATGGTTGATATAAATCGACCGGAACTGACTGTTGAACTCCTTCAGGATGCTGGAGAAATAAGACTTAGGCAGTGCGCAATTGTTGGAATGACTAGCGTTTGATACGTCACAAGTGCCGGTAAATTCCGCGTTTTTGATTGCCGCTTCGTCTAAGACCTGCAGCGTGTTCGTCGTGATCTTGTTATCAGCAGTGAAATCGCCGTAAACCCTTGCCCGGCCCTTGCCGTCGTCATAAACCTCAAAGGCTTTCTCTCTGCTAGCTCTACCGCCAACAACGAAACGGTTTTGCTGCGTGTTCCCCCGGCTTATATCGACATATAGGCCAAAATCCCCGTCGGCTGATTGCCAATTGGGAGGTGTATCGCAACGGATATAGCTGCTGTATCGCTCGTTAAAAGTGCTTCCACCTGCAGGCGTGAAGTTGACGTGGCTTTTGCTGCTGATGCTCCCATTAGGGAACAACGTCAGGTTTGTCTCGCCTGTCTTGTTTTTGATATACAGCCGGTGGCTGTCGTCATCGCTTTGCAACGTCAGGTGATTGTTCATCACCGTGCGAGCGTCAAAGGTGTTCACCCTTGTAAAAGTGTTTAGCCCGTCCAGCTCAGCAAAGTTGCCGTCAGGGGCTGAACCCTGAGCAGCCTCAACCGCATCTAGCCGCCCGTCCTGTTCGGTGTTTTTGGCTTCGGTGCCCCCTACACGACTTCGCAGTGCCGTGATGTCCCTCTCGTCCTGCCCTTGCGCCTCAGTAAGAGCATCAAGCCGGCCATCCTGTTCAATGTTTTTGACCCTGGAGTCATTAGCCGTCTGAGTCGTGACAGCCAGCTCAGTTTCTAGTTGGTCTGCTTTTTGATGTGCCTCATCTACGCCCTGGCCAAGCCTGGCAGTTTCAGCTTCTAGCGTCCGCACGTCACCAACAGCGCCAGCCAATGCCGGAGTGATGTTGGTGTCGATGTAGGCCTGCAGATCTGAGACGTCACCCTGAATGCCGTCCAAGCTGACGGGTGGGGATGCAGGCACCCATACCGCGCCGTCATAAACGTACAGCGTTAAGTCATCAGCAGCGGTGCAATACCAAAGGTCGCCCAGTCCTGACGCAATAGGCGGCGTCTCGCCAACCTCAACGCTTGCACCTCCTTCGCCACTCCCGCCGATTTTCTCCCACTTACTGTTGACCCATAGATAAAGATCGCCCTGATAGAAACCAAGTTCACCCTCATACGCGCCTGGACGGGGGGAATCAACGAGTGCTACAGGGACGCCTTTATCTAAAGCTTGAAGCGACTCATAAACCCATTTATTCAGGTTGGACTGATACGAAAGACCGTGACCAGGATCAATAATATTTCCGCCGTCTGCATTGATCGAGGCTTTGCTGCCCTTAGGGCCTCTACCAAATCCAGTCAGCGGCAGATTGCTGGTGTTGTAATCCTTGCCACCGCCACCGCCACCACCTGAGCCACCACTGCCGACAGGAACTGCTACCGCAGGGTTTTTACCCGGTTGCCTAAGACTGGCCAACATCGACCAGCCATTGCCCGACTTTTTGTAGAAGTTGAATTCAGCAGAGCTGATGTCAATCCAGAAATCATCCTCCTTCCCGTCATCTTGAGTTGGAGTTCGAGGCCCAGACAGCACCGCCGAACCGTCTTTACCAGGAGCGCCAGGCAGTCCTGTAGGCCCTCTTTCTCCCGTGGCTCCAGCTGGGCCAACAACACGACCCAGATTGATACTTGTCCCATCAGACAATGCAATCAGCAGGTTGCCGTCAGCGTTAACAACGCCAGTGGTTACTGAAACTCCGGGTCGACCTGGCGCGCCATCTCTCGCAGGCGCCGCATCCTTTCCCGCTGGGCCTCTGCGTCCTTCAGGGCCAGTAACGCTGTTTCCGGGAATGCCTTGCGGACCCACTTCCCCATCTTTTGCTGTGGGTAACTGGATTTTTTTAAATTCGCCCGTAGTGAGCCGGATCGTGAAACTGTCATCCGTGAATTGCTCAATTGTTTCGATGCCGACGCCGGCAGGGCCCTGGTCACCCTTCTTTGATTTCTGGTTGCGCTTTATCTGCTCCAGGACCTCGAGCACTTCTAAGTCGTTCACCGTGCTCATCAGCAAGCGTATGACCGCATTCTAGAAGAGCCTTTTAATCCTCATCATCATCATTTCCCTCGGCCAGTCTCTTCAATCGACGCTTGACCTCCTTGCGGAGCTCTGACTCATCATCTGATTCTTCCTCTTCACCCTTGGCTGAGGTTTCCTCCTCTTCATCCTCATCCTCGCCAATGGTTCCGCCCGCAGCGCCCATGTCCAGATTCAAGAGCTTGCTCTGCTCAATGAGCTCAATCTCAGCGTCAACGTCCAACTCTTCGCTGAGCACTTCACCGCGCTGCAATGTGCGCAAGAGCGTCTCATGTGAAATCGCGCCCTGCGCCCACATACTCAAGTATTGGCCAACCTGCTGACCATCAAGAACTTGAGTGGAAAAGTCCCTGTCAATCAGGACGTTTGGCGTTTCTCTGCTGACATAAGCACCGGCCAAATCAACAGCGTTTTGCAAACACTTCTGGAGGTCTTGCGCGATCACGCTCAGCAATGAATCGCTGTCGCTGCGATCCATACTTTTAGCTTCTGCCGTCTCTCCAACAAACGTCTGCTGAAACAACGTTGAGATACCCAGATTGCGCATCTGGTTTTCAAGTTCAGTGATGAACTTCTGCTGAGCGTCAAACGATTGAGAAGCAGGCTCGACGTAATACGCTTTGGAATCAGGACTCATCACCAGCGCAGAATTGGCTGATAAAGCAATTTCTGTGTCTGTGTCATCCCACCCTGCGAGACAAAGGATCGGCATCGAGGCCACGTGCAAGCTGAACTGCTGATCTGCTTGCCTTTGCGATTGCAGAATGTTCAAATCTGCAATAGGCCGCAAAGGTGGCTCACTGACAAGTTCACTCACCTTCTTGGAATAGGTCACCGCTAGTGGAATAACTGGCAGGCTTGTCGTGCCTTCTTGGTGGACATACCAGCCTTTATCACCCTTGCGCCACACACGCCAACCGCCTTGGAATAGTTCACGTATCTGGCGCTCGACCGTTTCCCCAAACATGCCCAGAGGCTCGGTTACATATTCATTAATTCGAATCTGATTGACCGGCGCTAACGGCGAATCTCCATCCTTGCGCCAGCCTAAAATTTGCTTCGCCTTAATTTCCAAGAAGTATGGCCTGAGCCCTAGCTCACGCTCAACCTGCAGGTTTGGAGCTGCTTCTGTTGACGGGAAATCGACAAGGATCGCGCTGTGACCCCAAAGCAGCGAGTGATAAACAACCTGGCGGGCAAACTCATCCAATGATGTCCCATAACCATCAATATCTTCAACGAACTGCTGCCACCATTCATCAACCTCGCCGCCCTCTTCCTTTGGCTCCAATTGGATTGGCTTACGCATGATCAGGCCTGCTGCCTGTTCAGCCAAACGGGTCAGAAACGGGCTCAGCACTCCGTGGCTGGTTCTTCTGAGCCAGGCCTTATCGTCTTCTTTCGGTTCCTGGGGGAGATATTTTGCAGCACCCTTGCGAAATGCCTGCGTGCCGCCAACGCATACGTCAATTGGCTCCCAGCCCTTTTCCATCTCGCGGTAAGGGCCGTTCAGCCAGGTTGGATCGCTGCCCGGATTCTCTTCTGCGCCTAGCTGATCGGGTGGGCCGCCATTGCCTTGATAGACGCCTGACGGGTACTGGCTTGCTCCAGAGGTATCAGGCATCTGTCTGAGTCACGATGAAGCCATTCTATTCATCCTCTTTATGCGTAAAATTGAGAGGTCAGCGTGTTGTAGCACCTGACCATGACCAGCTCAACGGGATGAACTGATGAAAGAATTATGGCGACCGGTGGTTGGCCTCGAGGGCAAATACCTCGTCAGCAATGTTGGCCGAGTTTGGTCAGTGCGCCTGAATGCTCCTCTGAGCTTGGTGCTGCTTGCCGGCAAATACCCTGCATGCAATATCAATCGGAAGATGCACAAGGTGCATCACCTCGTGGCCGAAGCCTGGCATGGGCCGAGGCCTGAGGGATTGCTCTGCCTGCACAGAGATGACGACAAGCTGAACAACACTCCGGAGAATCTCTACTGGGGCACGCAAAGCCAAAACATGCGGGATTGCATCAGGAACGGACATAGGCAAGACCAGGCAGGCACTGCAAACCCCAGCGCCAAGCTTGACCCCGACAAGGTGCGAGCAATCAGATCAGCTGAGGGCACATGCGCAGGGATCGGGAAGCAGTTTGGGATTCACGCACAAACGGTCAGTTTGATCAAAAGGGGCAAACTGTGGGCAACCGTGGAATGACCCACTCATGCCTGATCAACTGACACGTGAGTTCAATCTCGAGTTATTTGAGCGAGAGATCTTGGATTGCACTGATGTACCGGAGCTGCAGAACATAGCAATCAAGCTCAGATCACAGTTGCACAGCCAGCAGATGATTTATGAAGCCCTGCTGAAGGAAGCCCTAGCTGATAAAAAAGCCGCCATTTTCCCGGTGGCGGCTGAGTGAGGGGATCTGAACGGCATTGTCCCTCAAGAGGGTGATGCCGTCAAATCCGCCTTAGTTTTGCTTCATGTCCAGCGTCTCTGTCATTACAGCAGAGACGCAATCAGTTTTGGACAGAGTGCTTCAGTCCAGGAAATCGGCTGGGGCGACTTGCTTTTCTCGCTTTGGGGAGAGCTTTTCTCGACGCTTTCTGTTTCGACAGTTGGACAGCGTCCGCAACAGCAGCATCGCGACCAGGGCAATCAGGGATATGACCATCATCCAAAATCTGTTTCCAGTTCATTACTGAGGTGCCGCTCAATTCATTATAAAT